GCGCTTCTAGCACGTCTTCTGCCAACGCTCAAGCTAGCGATAAGATAGATAAGTTGAGATCTCAAGCTCAGACATTAGCGGATGCAGGTTGTAGTGGAAGGGTATGTAATGATTATGTAGAGGCTACTGCTACCAAGCAAGGTTGTCCGGCAGGATGTACGGCTCCGACGGCTTCCGCTTACTGGGTTTCTGGCGGAAACAATGGCGCTTGGTGTAAGTGTAATGGTGATAAGGCCGCACTTACCGCCGCGGCACAGGCTGACGCACAGAGACTAGCGCAGGAAAAAGCCAACGCGATGGAGTGCGATTGCCCACAAACGTGGAGCGCCAACGCTATGCTGAGCGGTGATCCTTGTAATGGTCTGCCTGGTTCTACATCTGCATTAAGGTGCTCCTATGAAGTGTCTTACAATAATCAATGTGGATCATCTAAATCAATAACCGTAACTGTTACTGGCAGGAATGATAATGGGCAAACTGTTACGGCTGGAAGTACTTCCGTAAGTATACCTACTGGGTCTGGTAAAAAAACCGGTGTCATAGGTTTTGATTTAGGAGTACAATGTGGGTCTATAAGTGTTTCTGGAGGAGGATCTGGGAACTGTTAAGATTCTGATGTATAACAAAAAAAGGAGAGGCTAATAAGTCTCTCCTTTTTATTAAAAACCATAACAGCAGTGATTGTCAACAATTACCTGAATCATGACCAGAGATTGTTACATCTCCACATACCACTTCTCGGCTAAAATATACACTTCCACTCTTGGTTCCGGATCCTGCGGGAATTGTAAAGCTAGCGCTATTGACCTGCTCTTCTCCGTTTTGTGTATATCCTATACCACTCACAGAACCAGATATAGATCTACCACATTGATTATTATACGTAATCGTAAATCCTCTTGATGTGACAAGTTGTCCATGGCTCATGCAATCATTATTCATAGATACCGACCATGACCACGTCTTTGTTGGCTCCACGCAATCGCACTCCATCGCGTTGGCTTTTTCCTGCGCTAGTCTCTGTGCGTCAGCCTGTGCCGCGGCGGTAAGTTGGTAGTTTCATCAACCTTGTTTATTCTATTTTCGATAGAAATGACTAATATTGTATCACTAACATTAAAAAAAGTAAGATTATGGCATGTGCTAAGAAAAAGAAGATGGCAGAAGGAGGCAAAGTCTCCGAGAAAAAGAAACCTCAAATGAAATGCGGAGGTAAGGTTAATAAGAAAAAGTAATAACAGGAGGGGTATATCCCCTCCTCAGTATTTAGCATATGAAAAATTCAGAATTTGTATCTAGGATCATGAATGACATGAACTCCATCAATAAGGACGCTCATGTCAGTAGAAGATGGATATTGTCCATAGGCAGGCAAAAAGCAAGGTCTTATATAGCCCAGAAGTATGCTGATGGAACCTTGTTTGGCGAGGAATCGCTGTATACTCATATCAATTGCATGGAAATGGAGAGGGTTCGTAAGGTGGATTGTTGCTTTGATGAGTTTAAGTTATGCAGGATACTTATGAGATCCAAGAAAAGATTGCCCGATATGATATATACCCGTATAGGACCTGCTATCATTAAGGTATCAAATATTATGGATGATATTATATTTACCTCTATATCATTGAGAAAATACGCGAACAACAAGGAACGTAAATACGGGAATATAGATCAATATTATTACTATGTCAATGATGGTTATATCTATATACCGGATATTAATATAGAGGCTATAAACGTAGATCTTATTACCTTGGATAGAAAAGCGGCGTTAGAGCTAGGGGGATGTGGAGCGGAAAAAGATGAGCCATGTACATCTCAATGGGATTATGATTTCATATGCCCAGACAAACTTCTTGAATATGTGGTTTCCGAAACATTAAGGGAAACTGTAACCAAATTGCAGATCCCTACGGATGAGAACCCGGATATGGATATTAATAAGAAAACACAAAAAATTCAATAACATGAATCTAATAAGATCAATAATCAATTTCTTTGGTTTCAATGACGCCATAGTTGACGGTATAGGCGAAAGAGGGATGAGAGACAGCTCTATCATAAGATATAATGAGGTGCATGATATGTATGACAAGATTATAAAAGATCTAGGAGATATGTCAGCTTACGTATCCAAAGGTTATATCTATGATAAGATAAAGGAAAGAACAGGATTAAGCACCAGACATATTAGTAGGATATTAAATCATACTAAGAGAAAAGATCTTAGGTTTATATAAAAAGGAGAGGATAATCAACCTCTCCTTTTTTGTTTTTAACATCCTCCACCTTGACTTGGATTAGATACATACATGCTTGTAGCATTGCTAACACAATCACTTCCACCTGATACCGTCCCCGATCCGGATGGTATGATGACTGTTTTAGTGGTAGAGAAATATTCTACATCTCCAAATGGTTCAGATCTAGTATAATACACATCAAATGATGCTGATATAGATTTACCACATGGATTATCATAACTTACGGATATACTTAAACATTGTCCATTAAAACTTCCGCTAGCGTAAGCGCTCCACGTTTGTGGGCAATCGCACTCCATCGCGTTGGCTTTTTCCTGCGCTAGTCTCTGTGCGTCAGCCTGTGCCGCGGCGGTAAGTGCGGCCTTATCACCATTACACTTACACCAAAACTTATCAAATATTTCTTGAATAAGGATGAAATTATTATATTTGCGACATGAAAACAAAGTCATTTAAAATACTTGATCAATACTTTCTTCGATTCTATAGATCTATTATGTCTAAGAACGGGAAAAGGAGGAAGCATACGATCGTGGATAAGAATGATATCCTTGAGTGCCAGTCGTTGATCTGGAAAGTCATACGTGATAGGTATCTGGAGGATGAGGGAGGGGTTTATATAAACAACATTGGTTATCTATGTCATAAGATTAATCCTAACCGCAAGATATATCTGAATAAACTTACCGGTACTATTAATAGGCGTGGGACGGGTGGATATTCTTACGTCCATACGTGTATGGATTTTATGCCTAGGAATAAGTATTTTCATCTATATATCTCTCCGGCCTTGAATAAGGAATGTAGGTTGGCTATGGAATCAGGTAGGAGGTATAAGTTCTTGTACCGGGAGGTTGAGTCGGAGAGTAAGGTATTTGGAGTTAAATGGGTTTACAAGCTGTAGAAGTTTTTTTGTGATCCAGTTAGCCCGTGAGGGTAGACTGGATTTTTTTTTGTATCACGGATCCAAATACATATCTTTGTGCAAAAGACTTGAATATGACTATAAAAGGGTTGTTGGCCGAGATCAAGGCCGATTTACATAAATACGATGATAGCGGGGCTATAGATACCTCGTCTGTTTATAGATGGGCTGAGATCGCCTTGAAAAGGTTCGGGGGTGTTATAGCGGTCATGTCCGAGGCGGTTGTCAAGACCAGCAACAAACAGGCGGTATTGCCTTCTGATTTTTTCGACATGCTTGATGCCTATAGGTGTGAGCCTCTTGTCTGTGAGATTCCGGGCGGCGACAAGGCCAAGGCTGACCTCCAACACGAGATCGGCTGGGTCGAGCGCACCGAGCGTGGGTTCCGTTGGAACTCCTGCACCGAGTGCTGTAAGGAGGAGTTTGAGAAGACGATCACGGAGAAGATATATATCGGGTCTCATGAGGTTCGCTTCCATTACCATCATCCTGTAAGATTATCGATAGGTCGTGGGTTGAGGCGTGATTGCGTCGCTGACAAGTATCGGGATAAGTACGATTGGGATAATTATGATATAACTATATCTGGCAATACTATGTATACCGGGTTTGATGGATTTATTTATATCATATATCGTGCTACGCCTAAGGATGATGACGGTCTCCCATATATACCTGAAACGGCGTTAGGATACCTTGAGGATTATGTCGAGACGTATATTAAGATGAAGATCTTTGAGAACGCTGCTGTGAATGGCTTGATGCAGGGTGCTGGTGACGCTTATAAGCTATACGCCCAACAGGAGCCGGGTAAGTTCGCTAGGGCTATGAAGGAGCTTAAGATGTCGATGATCACGTTAAATGATTATCGGGAGTTGGCTGAGGATAATAGGAGAAGGATGTTGTCTTATGAGCGGATGTGGCCTAATGCTTTTGATAAGTATATCAAATTTATTTAGTTGCGGGGGAGGGAATCGAACCCTCGATCTTTAGGTTATGAGCCTAATGAGATACCTCTTCTCCACCCCGCGATTATGACGCGAATATACGTTTTTTAAAAAGAAAAAAAAGATAATATGGCAAAGAAAAATGATTGGATACATTTAGATAAGACAAGTGGTACTGGCCCTGCTGAGGTTAAGGTTACAGCTGATATTAATGAGACCGGCGAGATACGTCAGGTAACATACAAGGTTATAAAAGAGGGAACCAAGGAAGAGAAGACGTTCGTGTGCAGGCAGGAGTCCGTCCCGGTGGTGATCATCCCGGAGTTCGATTACCTTGTTCTTAGGTATATCTGGGCTGACGAGGACGGCATTGACTTTGACACGGCTACCGGTTTCGATAACACCAGCCTCCCGGACGTGGACGGCAAGCTGGTTGGTTGGAGTAAACAGTACCAGACCACGCAGGAACGGGTAGGTGATTA